CAGTAACAAAAAAAATAAGAATGTATCCAAAAAATAAAAACACAACCACAAATCCAAACACAAACACAAACATAAACACAACCACAAATCCAACCCCAAACCCAAACCTAACCAATAAAAAACAGATAACTTCATCTAGTATTTCAGCATTAACTTCGCCGTCTTCAAAACATATAAAATCAATAAATCTTCGGACAGCCAAAAAGACAAGAAAACGTTCTTACAACAATGAATAATAGTTATCAGCAACAAAGATAAAATTGATTTAAACAAACAACTTAAATGTTACAGCATTAAACAGATAACCATGTCCACTCCAACTCAGCATCCCCTAGTTTCAACTCTTGACAGTTTTAGTTCGGCTCAACGACGAGTTGGCGAAAATGGCCATATCGAACACGATTGGTCTGATAAATTTGTGGAAAGCGTAGTCCAGTTTCATTTTCAACTTATTCGAATTAATAAAGACGATAAAAAAACTCTTATGAATTTGGCGCAAAAATTGCGACAAATTCTCTTTGGATTTAAAACAAGCATCGAAAAAAACAATATTAGTTTGTCTCACGCTGTCTTTGATGAAGAAAGTGTCGAATTTAGAAAAAAGAATATGCCAATGTTTTACGGTCTTTACAGAATGATTGGTCATACCCGTGATATTATTATGGGTAAAGGCGAATATACTCTTACATATATGCAAATTGCAGTTTGGTATGAATTTTATCCAGATGCGGCCCTATATGCTCTAGAAAAATGTGTTAATCCTCCTTCTGAAAGTGAAACCCCTGGCTCGCAGTCGCAGTCGCAGTCGCACCAGTATGGTTCTTGGAAAGATATTAAATATTTCTGCCAGTTTCTCATGGATAACCATCATCTTTTCAAGTTTAAGGAAACAATGTCGCCAGATCATCCACTCATCAACCATGCTCTCGCTCTTATGGTAAACAGAATCAAAGATGATGAAGGAATGCACGAAGCATTCTTCAAGACATCAACTGAACTAAAACAAGTAAATATTTCACTTGCGGCTCGCTGGGCGCCTCGTGCGAGTTCTAAAAAATTTGGATGGATGTTTAATAAACTAGCGGCCATGTATTATCATAACTACCTTGATACGCCAACAAGCGAAGAAAGTCGTCGTCGTGCGGTGCTTAAAACCAAGACCCATTTTCGTAAACTCCTTTCTCAATTGAATCGTTTCCTCGATACAACTCAGGTCAAACAGTGTGATCCAACTGGTCGGTGGGGTGAAATTGACCATAATAAGGTGACCTCAATTACTGCTCGCAAACAAAAAAAGGCTTTCCAGTACGTCAATAAAATGGGTGTTTCTCGTCAAAGTGAAAAACCCAGCACCGACCGCAGTGAGTGCGCAAAGCAATATTCCGCCCATGTTGCAGCAGCGGTTGCTGGAGATAAATCGCATAAAATTCGTGGAAAGCGTGTTGGACTTGGAGAACTTGTAAAAGACGCTATTAAAATTATTGACCAAATGAGGGATATTGGTCCAACTAGTCAACTAATCGAGGAGCGCAATGTGATTAACCTTCAGTGGGAAGACAATAAAAAACAGAATTCTCAAATCGGAAACATGATTGCATGTGTTGATACATCCGGTTCAATGAGTTGTGATAACGGTATTCCACTCTACAATGCTATGGGACTAGGAATTCGAATCGCTGAAAATTCGGCACTTGGAAAAAGGGTCGCAACCTTTAGCGCAACTCCGTCGTGGGTAAATCTTGACGATTGCAGTGAGTTTACCGAGTGTGTAGAAAAAATCCAAAAAGCAAACTGGGGTTTCAATACCAATTTTCATGCGCTTCTAGAAATGATTCTTGATGCTATTAAAAGTGCGAAACTGCCGATTAAAGATGTTAAAAACATGATTCTTTGCATTTTGAGCGATATGCAAATTGATGACGGTCAGGTTGACGGAAACAACGAATCAATGTTTGAACTTATGAAGCGTCGTTATCATGATCTCGGGATGGAGTTGTATGGAGAGCCGATCCACCCACCCCATATTGTCTTTTGGAATCTTCGTACTACTAACGGTTTCCCAAATATCACTGGTGAGAATAATACAACCATGATGTCAGGGTTCAGTCCTGTTCTTCTAAATGCATTTGTGGAGAAAGGAATGGATGCCCTCGACGATTTTACACCGGAATCAATGCTATTTGAAATTTTGAATAAACCTCGATATGACTGTCTTGAAAAAAGAATGCGAGAAATCCTAACATTTCAAGATGAACATAAAGATGAAACCAATGAAATCGATGAAGTGGAATGGTGTATTGCTAATGATGAGACAGATAATAGCCTTTTCGATTCAAACCATATCTAAATATAAACTCATATAAACTCATATAAAATCAAAAATTTATAATATTATAACAAATTTATAATATTATAAATGGAATTTACAAATACAAATACGAATACAAATACAAATACTATTTCAGATTCTTCTAACAACATAACTTTTTTACATAACCCTAATATGGTTTCTTTGGATATACCGATATTGTCAATGAATATTCCCAACATGGTAAATTTAAATCCAAATCAAACCCAAAATTACGACACTTCTTTTAATAATATAATAAATAACCCAAATTATAATTTTAATGACATGAATGACATGAATGACATGGAAACAGATGACTATGATGAGGATAGCACCAATAATCTTGGAATGGACATTACAAATCCTTTTGATAACAGCCTGAATATTAATACTTTTTTAAACAACACTATTTATCGCCAAAGAAACTCCATAAATAGTTTTTCAAATATCTTAAGTGATATTTTATTAGAAAATGGAACTGTTGAAAATACCTCTTTCAACGATACAATTATTGAAAGTTTTAATGCACCAACTAGATATAAAAGGGTAATTTCAGACAAAGGAAAAACACAATTAAAAGAAATAACCTATCAAGAATCCGAGAATAATAATGAAGTATGTTGTCCTATTACTCAAGACGATTTTGAAGAAGGAGAAACAATAGTGCAATTGCCATGCAAACATTGTTTTAACAAAGAAGCAATTTTTAAATGGCTGGAAAATGAAAATAACTGCTGTCCAGTTTGCCGTTTTGAATTAGATGACAAAGAAATAGAAAATAAGGTAGAACAAAGTGATTCATCATTTAATTTCACCGAAGAATCCTTCCCGCCTCCACCCGAACCATCTTATTCCGAATTTCCCAACAGCAATTTTGCTATGTCTAGCAATATTATGGAAAATTTAACAAATCAACTTTTATATGAATCATCGGTAACAGCAACAAATCAAATATATAATAATTTATTTGCTAATATGTTAGAAAATTTACAAACCACTAATGATACAATAAATTATACACCATTATTCCAAGATCCATCTAATAATTTACTTAATATAAGTTAAATTAAATTAAATATCATCAATATCAATCTCTTCGTCGTCATCAACAATAACCTTATTTGAATCTTTTGTAACATGTTCGCCAGTACGTTGACTAACTTTATAATCTGGTTGTTTTTCATGTGCGCTACTTTCCTCGCTTTCTTCACTTGATTCTTCTTTATCAATAATTTTTTTATTTTTCATCGTTTCATCTTCATTACCACTCGCATTACCAATATTCCATAGGTCATCGTCATCTACGTTTTTATTTACTGCGACGCGCTGTTCCTGTTGTTGAATATATTGGACTGTTTCTTCATCAACAAATTCAATCATATTTTCTTCTTCATAATCAGTTTTTTTATCGTCGTTTTTATTTCTAATGGTTTCCCATTCTTCTGGAAGCAAATATCGTTGAATCTGCTTAATATCGCCCGCGCTATAAACTTCAAGCAAATCACATTTACGTTTTTTTCCTTTCGCAACAACCTCCCAATCGCGAATACCTACCAAAACATATGTACCAACTGTAATCATATTATCGCGTTTGGACCTTCCCCTAAACTTTTTTCTAATAATTCCGATTCGAGATTCTCCATCAATACACATAACTTCAATATTACCGCCACCATAATATGAAGTGACACATGCATATTTTTCTTCATCACACTCAGAATAACGGATGCGTCTATCTGCAACTATAGATCCAGCCGTAAACTTACGACCCATCTTTTTGGCATTCTTACCACCTTGCTTGTTCTTAACCATATTTGTACGTATTAATATAATACTACGTACAAATTATTTTTACAATCAATTTTTCAGATTAAAGAAGTGGCATATCAAAAGGCTTTGTCTTTTGAGGTTCTTTAAAAGTGTTTTCATCGTTAAATACAGATTCATAATTTTCTTGAGAAAAATCGCCAATTTCATAAACACTAAGTTGTTTGGGAATATTACTGTCAGTCATTGTTTTTTGTTTTAATTCGCCTCTGCCGCTGCTTGTTGGTACTGTTTTAAGAATTGAATTGCCCCTAAGCAATAAAAAACGCCCTCGCACAAAAAAAGAATTCATTACTAGAATTCTATGATTTCTACAAAGAAAAGAATTATAACGCAGAATAAATTTCTTCATCGCTGCTGTCATTTAATTTTTCTTGTAGATTTTCATGAAATAACGTATGTAAACCCTTCAAATCCTTTTGATACTGTTCAACATCATTCCAATTTTTATGCGGATACAATATGTTTTGTGGTATATCTGCCAATAACGGATGAACTGGTATTTGAAAGTTAAACATGTTATCACATGTTTTGCTGTAATCACAAAATGATAATAGTTTATCTTCCATAACATTTTCTGCATGGATAAAATCAATCATCTTTCTAGTATATTTAAGTGAAATTCGTTTTCCTTCACCACTGTCACTACCACTGTCACTACCACTACCACCCTCTACATATTTACTCCATCCAGTATTTACAAGCCACACGGGTGTATTATGTTTTTCAAGTCGTTCGCGCAACATGTCAGCATATTTGTTGGGATTCCATACAAGAAACGGTTCACCAAAACAAGCCGAAAATGTAGGAGTAGGTTCATTAACTCCCATTTCAGTTCCGGCCATTTTTGATGTATATCCGCAAAGAAAGAAATCTAACGCATCTTTCATTTCAAGTTTGCTAATAGGCGGCAATAACCCCCAAGCATCACATGCCAAAAACACAATTTGGTCGGGATGACCTCCCTTTCCGGCATATTTTCCTTCAATCGCCGAATTAGGAATAAATGAGAGTGGATAACTGCACCGGGTATTTTTAGTGATGCTATCATCTTCATATAGGGGAGTATTATCTTTGGCATCAACAATTACATTTTCGAGTACACTCCCATACCTGATAGCACGGTAAATATCAGGTTCTTGTTCTTCAGAAAGATCAATGCATTTTGCATAGCATCCGCCCTCAATATTAAAAACACCATCATCATGCCACACGTGTTCATCGTCACCAATAAGTATTCTTTCGGGGTCAGAACTCAATGTAGTTTTACCCGTTCCACTCATTCCAAAAAACAAACTACAATTATCGCGTTTAACATCATCGTCATTTTCAACAGATAAACGATTCGCGCTGGAATGCAAACAAAGTTTGTTTTCAAGCGGCATTTGATACATCATCCAAGAAAACACGCCTTTTTTCATTTCCCCTGCGTATCTAGTTCCATATATAAGCATAACTCGATTGGTTAAATCAATTGCAATTAGCGTGTCTTTAAGGGATGCGTCGGGTTCCACACCACTTAAAATAACTGAAGACAACCCAACATGTCCCAAATTATAAATGGTAAATGGTTTTTCATTAATACCATGTTCAACGTCATTTCCCATTACTAGATTACTTTCGCGGTTTTTTTGAAAAAAATCATTGCCGTCACCATTTACAAGCATGTTTTTCATAAAAAGCGCATGGTATTCCTCTTTGCAGTATACGCTTACCGGATATTTGTAGTTCCATCCAGCGAAGCCATCAATAAGATATTTTTTATTTAAAGTATCGGCAGAATTAAGGTAATACTCTTCAGCATGCTCGCGATACTTGTTAAATAATTCTGGTGTGATAGGTTTGTTAACCTTGCCCCACCAAATATTTTTGGTTGTTTGGTCTTTTACAATACGTTTATCGTTGGGGGAACGACCAGTTTTTTCCCCAGAAAATGCCAAAAAAGCACCAGAATTTGAAAATTCTAAACCTTTTGTAGCCGCAATTTGATACAATAAAGAAACAGATGGATTTCTATAAATATTTAACATCTTTCAATATTAATACTTTACAAAAATATTAAAAAAACAGTTTAAATTAATTTAATTTATTTTATTTTATTTCATTTCATTTCATTTCACATAATCGGAAACCCATTTTCAAATTCTGCATCATATAACAAAGTTGATGCATCAATAACCGATTTTCGAATAAACCACCTTCTATAATTATTTTGTTTTAAAATTTCTCCTTCTCCAACAACACTTTTCAATTGCGTTTCCAATGGTTGCTCATCAGGTTCAAGATTGTACGTTTCATTCCAACTCTCTTCCTTATCTTCGTCTGGAAATATAATTTTACCATCCACCATTTCTGCATTAAACCGTCGAAATCTCACATTCCAAAGCGGGCAATGATAACACTTCTCCCTCCAATTTTCGCGCAAATCAGTAAGCAGTTGGCTTGTAGATACAACGCCATTCTTGAAGCAAACGTTTTTACTGGAAATTCCATACTTTCTTTTTTCGGCCAATATTTCCCACAAACGACTTCCGCAAACATTGTCTGCCAAGACTTCTTTAATATCACTCCTCGGAGGTGTAATGTAAATCATTTGCAAAACAAGACCATCTGGAGTAATGGATTGATCTGGAGTATCTTCTTTTTCTTTCACCGAGAAAACTACGTTTTCTTCATCCATAGACATTTTATTGAATGTATCTACCATTTCTGTTATGCGCTTGGTTCCTGGCATTCCTTCATCAATTGGATACTTAAAACAAAACACAATAAGAGTCAAAATAACATGGCTAATATTCTTATACATCATGCGGTATTGTTTCCACTTTTTTACTCCCGCGTCGATATCCAATTCATATTTTTCGACAAATTTCAAATAGTGAATAATATTTTCATATAATTCGCAATCCTTGTCTTTAAATTTATCATTAACAATCCAATAGCAGATCGTTGGCCAATCACGTTCATGCATAGCCCACAATAGCGGAAATAGCGCCTTGTCATATTTGAAATCATACAGCCATTTTCGGTCTTCCTTTACTTTCTCTCCACTCTTACTAAATCGATACGTTTTTGGTTTGCAATCCCCACTGTCCATCAATTGTCTTATCACAAAGACATCAAAACCGCATATTTTACGTGTACAAAGATTTTTGATAACACAAATAGGCCACCAAATATCGCGTGTTGGAATATCAATAAAATTCCAATCACCAATATTTCCACCAAAATCTTCGACTTTTTCCCCATATTTCCACATCTTGTACCGTTTCATTATGTAGGTTTCCATTTTAGGATAGTGAATGGCAAAATAATCGTAATACACCTGAAATAGAAGTTGCCATGCTTTGTCGCAATCATTATTTAGGGAATAATAGTATTCAAAGAACCACCATCGGGCTTCTTTGTAATTTTTATTTAGGAGCGCGTCTACAAAACTAATCTTAACATCAGATAATCTGTATAAATATCTTGAAAGTGTTTCAGATTCGTTCTCTAATTCCATTGTAGTATTTGGTAATTTCTGTTTATTTTAATAACAAATAAACTTGTATATAGAAAATTCAATTTTACAAAAAATTATTTCTAATGATTATATATAATTGACAATGGCCAATGCATGGTTAGAACACGTTAAACAATTTAGAAAAAAAAATCCTTTGATGCCTTTCAACAAGGTATTAAAAGCAGCAAAAGTAACTTACAACAAACAGCAGGGTGGTGGTGTTGCTGATGGTGCGTCAGCCGTTCAAGGACAGGCGCAGGTACAGGCGCAGGCGCAGCAAGCACAGCAGGGTGGCGCACCTAGCGACAGTGGCGACGTGCACGTCGCGCAGACGCAGAACGATAGCGGGGACGTTCCGGTGGAGCGCGTGAAGGAAGGGGGGGAGGTGGCGGCGGCGCCGAAGGTGCAGGGCGGCGGCAAAAAATCCCGCAAAAACCGCAGAAACAAGAAGGGCGGCAACAA